GGCAAGACTCGTAAGGGTTCTTATGCTGCATACATGGATATGAACCACCCCGACATCGTCGAGTTCATTAACATGCGTATCCCGACTGGTGATGTGAATCGTAAGAACCTAAACTTGCACCACGCAGTTAACGTCACGGACGAGTTCATGGAAGCGTGGCATAATAACGAGCAGTGGGAATTAGTTGATCCGGGGACTGGAGAGGTGCGAGAGACCGTCTCTGCACGTCATCTCGGTGAGTTGCTGCTGGAAACCCGTTATCGCACAGGTGAGCCTTATGTAAACTTTATTGATACGGTTCGCCGTGCAATGCCTCAGACTCAGAAGGATCTGGGTCTAGAAATTCACGGATCAAACTTGTGTAACGAGATCCACCTACCAACTAACGAGAAGCGCACAGCTGTTTGCTGTTTATCTTCATTAAATCTGGAAAAGTATGATGAATGGAAAGATACGAACCTTGTTGCTGACCTTATTCGTTTTCTTGACAACGTCCTGCAGTTCTTCATTGACAATGCAGGGGACGAAATCGAGCGGGCACGTTACAGTGCAGAGCGGGAGCGGAGCCTCGGATTGGGGGCTATGGGTTTCCATGCCTATCTACAAAAGCACCGAGTAGCATTCGAGTCTGCTGAAGCCGAGCAGATCAACAAAGAGATCTTCAAAGATATTCAAGAGAAGGCAATTGCTGAGTCTCTGAAGATGGGCGAAGAGCGTGGCAGTTGCGCTGATATGTTGGGTACTGGTCGTCGTAATGCGCACCTGCTGGCTATTGCGCCTAATGCTAACAGCTCAATGATTGGTGGCACTTCTCCTTCAATTGAGCCTTGGAAAGCAAACGCATTTACCTCTCGCTCGCGAGTGGGGTCACAGCTAGTTCGTAATGCGTATTTGGAAGAAGAACTTGAGAAAGTCGGTAAGAATACTGATGAGGTTTGGAGTTCAATTATCACCAACGGTGGTTCTGTTCAGCATTTAGACTTCTTATCAGACCATATTAAAGATGTATTCAAGACAGCGATTGAGATCGATCAACGCATCCTAGTTAAGCTGGCGGGAGATCGTCAGAAGTATTTGTGTCAGGGTCAGTCATTGAACGTATTCTTCCCAGCGAAGGCTACGAAAGCATATCTATATAAGACTCACCGCGATGCTTGGTTGCATGGTTGCAAGGGAATGTACTATCTACGGACGGAAACGTCAAACAAAGCAGAGAACGTTTCAGCTAAGGTTGAGCGTGAATCACTGAAAGACTTTAAACAAAATACAGAAGAACAACAAGACGATTGCCTCAACTGCCAAGGGTAATCACTAGGAGAAATAATGGACGTAGTAATTTATTCAAAGAGTAATTGCCCGTTCTGTGAAAAAGCGAAGTCATGGTTTGATAGCCATGGCTTCACTTACACAGAAAATAAGCTAGACGACGAAGAACAGCGTCTGGCTTTTTATCAGAAGATTCCTGGAGCACGTAGCGTTCCCCAGATCTTTATTGATGATAAGCACATCGGCACATACAATGATCTATTAGCTAAGGCTGATACCATTGTTAAGAAGCAGGGCGGTGGACTGATGGAGTTCAGCCAGACCTACAAGCCGTTCCACTATCCTTGGGCTGTCGAGATCACCACTCGTCACGAAAAGGCGCACTGGATTGAAGACGAAATTGATCTGGGTGAAGACGTAGCTGATTGGAAGACTGGTAAAATCACCACAACTGAAAAAGAGTACATCACAAACATCCTTCGTTTGTTTACTCAATCAGACGTAGCAGTTGGTCAGAACTATTACGATCAGTTCATCCCTAAGTTCAAGAACAACGAAGTTCGCAACATGCTGGGTTCGTTTGCGAGCCGTGAGGGTATCCATCAACGTGCGTATGCATTGTTGAACGAAACACTGGGTTTGTCTGATGCCGAGTATCATGCGTTTCTTGAGTACACGGAAATGGCAGATAAGATTGATTACATGATGAAAGCCGATACCAGCACCCAACGTGGTATTGGATTGACGTTGGCTAAGTCTGTATTCAACGAAGGCGTAGCATTGTTCGCATCGTTCGTAATGCTGTTGAACTTCCAACGCTTCGGTAAGATGAAGGGTATGGGTAAAGTTGTTGAATGGTCAATTCGCGACGAGTCTATCCACGTTGAAGGTAACTCGAAGCTGTTCAAAGCATTCTGCGCTGAGCATCCTCGTATTGTCGACGACGAGTTCAAGAAAGACATCTACGAAATTGCTCGTCAGATTGTTAAGCTTGAAGACAAGTTCATTGAGTTGGCATACAGCATGGGCGAGATCGAAGGTTTGGATAAGGGCGAAGTTAAGCAGTACATTCGTTACATCACCGACCGTCGATTGCTACAGCTGGGCATGAAGCCTAACTTCCGAGTCAAGGACAATCCGTTGCCTTGGTTAGAGTGGGTATTGAATGGCGCTGATCACACTAACTTCTTTGAGAACCGAGTAACTGAATATGAGGTTGCAGGTCTTGAGGGTGAGTGGGGCGACGCATACGCATAAGGAGGGGGGCTGATGCCCCCTCACTTTTTTATGAAATTAAATATTGAATTAGACGAAAAAGAACTCGAAGAATTATTAGAGCTATATAACAAGGTTATCGTACATATAAAAAGGAACAAAAAACGTATGGAATCTATCTATGAATTGAACTGCGATTCTTGCGGGGCTGACTATGAAATGTCCTACATAGAACACGCGGCATCTAATCAACCAATGTTCTGCCCATTTTGTGGTGGGGAAATAGACCTAACTGACGTTGAGGATGAGTCGCTAATTATTGACGACGAATTCCCAGACGAGTTAGATTTTGACAACGATTGATTATGACAACCCTTGGTTACTAAAAGGTAAACCATTTACTTCTGACGAGATCGGTGACTACATCGGTTTCGTTTATATTATCACAGACCTCTCGACTGACAAAAAGTATGTTGGTAAAAAGATATTCAAGTCGAAGCGTCGCCTCCCACCGCTGAAAGGTAAAACAAGAAAGCGCACAAAAATTGTAGAGTCTGATTGGAAGAACTATTACGGTTCTTCGGATGAAGTCAAACTGCTAGTTGAACAAAACGGTATCAACAATTACAAGCGCGAGATCTTACACCTATGTAAAAAGAAAGGTGAGATGAGTTACTTGGAATTGAAAGAGCAGATGGACAGAAAAGTGTTGTTGACTGATGAGTATTTAAACGGTATAATACAAGTCAAGATACATAGATCACACGTGAAGGATTTAATAGACTATGAAGATAAAGGACTTTGAAAACTGTAAAAAGTTTAAGTTTTTACCCAGCGACACAGACACCAACGCAGTAAGGTTACGGGAACTTGAGTGGCTTGCTCCATTCATCAAGGAAGAAAGCCTGTGCCTTGAGTTTGGCGTATTCAACGGAACTACAATTAATTCAGTGGCGAAAGCTAGACCCGACCTGACGTTTCATGGCTTTGATTCTTTTGAGGGGTTGCCGGAAGATTGGGAGATGGGCGGAAAGCACGTTCGTGCTGATGCTTTTGATCGCAGTGGCGTCATGCCTGAAGTTGAAGATAACGTGAAGTTATACAAGGGCTGGTTCGACAAAACGTTGCCTGAGTTCCTAGACACATTCGAAAATCCAGAAGTGCTTCGAAACAGTATTGGATACCTCCACGTTGACTGCGATATCTACTCATCTACAGTTACCGTAATGGAAGAGTTGAATCACTTGATCGTTCCAGGAACTATCATCCGTTTCGATGAACTGTCCTGCTGGCGCACCGTCTTTGGTGAAGCGTCGCCGTCGGGCAAAGCAAGCCGTGCGGTATACACCACATGGAAAGAGCATGAGTGGAAAGCTATGCTTGAGTGGATGGAAAAGTATAATCGAAAAGTGATTCCCTTGTGTCGTAATTGGTTCCAAGGCGGAACCGTGGTGGTTACACAATGATCGTTTCAGAAAAGCATGGGCTGGTATTCATCAAGACCCGTAAGACTGCAGGATCTACCCTTGAGCACCTGATGTACCCATTCTTAGATAAAGAGCGAGATATGTGTACGGGTTCTCCTCGTGACAATACACCTCGATTGAATACTAGTATTGAGAATGGTCACACCGATTGGAAATACGTTTATTCTAGCCAGCCCATCGCATGGCGGGATTATTACAAGTTCACCATTGAACGCAATCCTTGGGACAAGGTCGTCAGTTCATACTTCTGGCATCAAAAGATTAAACCTGAGCGGTTTGGTGGAATGGACTTCGAAGAATATGTTCTGACCTGCGAGTTGCTACCTCGGGATTGGAACTTATATTCTTCGGTAGATGGTGCGTTGACAGACAAGGTCTATAAGTATGAAGAAATGGATGCCATGTATGAAGACCTCAACGAACGTTTCGAATTAAACTTTGTAAAAGAAGAATGGCAAGGAACTAAGTTGAAGTCGGGTATTCGTAAGGTGCAGGAATACCGTGATATGCACACACCAAAAACTATTGATGCAGTAGCAAATATGTTCCATCGTGAAATTAAATTACTAGGATATGAATACTAATGAGACCTCTAAAGAAGAACGTACTAATCGCACAACTAAAGGGTGAGAGCGAATCATCCGGCGGGATTATCTTAACAACCGAAGTAGTCAATAAGAATGCCTTGGTTGTTGCAATTGGAGATGAAGTTACTGCTGTTAAGGTTGGCGAGACCGTTATACCTGATTGGAGCAAGAGTAAACCCACAGTTGTCGAAGGCAAGCAGTGTGCTATCCTGGACGAACTCGATATTCTGGGTGTGTTAGAAGATGAGTAAGATTGCACTGTTCGTCGGGGTTGCACCCAATGGCGAGGACGCAGAATCCCAAGTTGTATTAGAGTATACTGCTCGTAAGCTTTCCAGTATGGATATTGATCTGCACTGGATGAAGCATAGCGATGACCCAAGTTCACCGTGGCACGGTTGGAACTCTAAGACATGGGCTACCCCGTTCTCCGGTTTCCGGTGGGGCATTCCTCAAGTTGCTAACGCCATGGGATATGAGCAAGCAATCTACATGGACTCTGACATGATCATTAATGCCGATCTTGCCGAGTTGTGGAACTTGCCGTGGAATGAAGAAGCTGTCATCATGGGTAAGGGTGGATGGAGATTCTGCGTCGCCAAGTGGAATGTTAAGCGTGCAATTAATATTCTTCCGCCCCTGTTTGAACTAAAACAAGATCCGCACTCACATCAGAAGTTGTGTGCCGCATTCCCGCAGTACCCTCAGCTTCAGCAAACGTTTGATCGTCGGTGGAATAACTTTGACGGCGAGAATGACCCTATTGAATCTATTAAGATTATGCACTATACTGATATGTCTACTCAGCCACATGCCAAGTATGCAGCGCCCAGATTA